TCTGATGACTCCCGTTGGAGTCGTATCTCATTCGATGTGGCTTGCTCCCCTCACCAAGCTCCTTCTGTTAAATCAGTGGGTATTACTGGTCAGCTTACCGGTTCTCGTGCTGACCTGATGATCCTTGACGATATTGAGGTTCCTGGCAATTCGATGACAGAATTTATGAGGGAGAAACTTCTACAATTATGTACTGAAGCTGAATCTATCCTTACTCCCAAGAATGATAGTCGTATTATGTTTCTAGGTACACCTCAGACAACATTTACTGTCTATCGTAAGCTAGCTGAAAGAGCTTACAAGCCTTTTGTTTGGCCTGCTAGATACCCTAGAAAAGTAACACAATACGAAGGTCTTCTAGCGCCTCAACTAGTTGAAGATATAGATGGTGGTGCTGAATCGTGGGAAGTAACTGATGATAGATTTGATAATGAAGACTTGATTGAACGTGAAGCTTCAATGGGTCGTAGCAACTTTATGTTGCAGTTCATGTTAGATACGAGTTTATCCGATGCTGAAAAGTTTCCTCTTAAATGCTCTGACCTTATCGTCACTAGCGTTAACCCCTCTACTGCTCCCGAATCCATCGTTTGGTGCTCCGATCCACAAAACGTTATCAAAGACCTCCCCACTGTTGGACTACCTGGAGACTATTTCTACTCTCCAATGCAGTTACAAGGAACATGGGATCCTTACCAAGAAACAATCTGCAGTGTTGACCCGTCGGGTCGTGGATCGGATGAAACGGCAGCAGCTTTTATCTCACAACGCAATGGTTTCCTGTACTTGCACGACATGCGTGCTTACCGAGACGGATACTCCGACAACACATTACTTGATATTCTAAAAGGTTGTAAAAAATATGGCGTTACTAAGCTCCTCATTGAAACTAATTTTGGTGACGGTATTGTTAGCGAGTTGTTCCGCAAACATCTTCAACAAACAAAACAAGCAATTGATATTGAAGAAGTCCGAGCAAATGTTAGAAAAGAAGATCGAATCATTGATTCCCTTGAGCCCGTCCTTAATCAACACCGACTTGTTATTGACCGTTCCGTAATTGAATGGGATTTTAAATCTAATCCACAAGCTGCACCAGAAGAACGTCTTCTTTATATGCTATTCTATCAAATGTCTAGAATGTGTCGTGAAAAAGGTGCAATCCGTCACGATGATAGAATAGATGCCCTCGCTCAAGGTGTACAATATTATACAGATGCTCTTGGTATCTCTGCTTTAGAAGCTATTAAAAATCGTAAACGTAATGAGTGGAATTCAATGATTGAAGAAATGATTGATGATCCTCAAGCTTCTGCTAATCATATGGTTTTTGGTATGAATTTAGAACAAAGACAACAAGCTAAAGGTAATTCTAAAAATTCAGTACCCACCTGGGTTTGAGCGGTCCCTTACGTATAGGGGGGAAGGGAAGGGTGGACCCGACTCTCCGATTGGGAGGAATTCGAGACAAGCTCTCATTCCTCCTTTATCTAATGAAGCGTGAGGAGGATCCAAAGACACAAAAGACAAACATCTCCCTCTTCTTCATTCTTTATAAACACATCCTCTTAAGTACTGAATCTTGTGAGTACTTATTATACATCCCAATACAAAACATTAATCCCACCACAACTTATACTACTGTATGCATAATGTAGAGTTAGTTCATGTCACTCCTGATGCTGAACAATTGATAGCTTATATGGCTAGAGTATCTAATCCTAATAATCAAGATAATCCTGATTGTATTAAATTAATTAAATATCTTATTAAACATAATCATTGGTCTCCCTTTGAAATGGTTAATATGTGTGTACAGATTGACACTACCAGAAGTGTTGCTAGTCAAATCTTAAGACATAGATCTTTTAGTTTTCAAGAATTTAGTCAAAGGTACGCTCAAGTCGTTAACACGCCATCACTCCCTAACTTTCGTAGACAAGATACTTCAAATAGACAGAATAGTATTGATGATCTTAATGAATTTACTCAACAAGAATTCCAAATACGTACTCAAGACTTATTTGATCAATCCTTAGCACTTTATAATGAAATGTTAGCCGCTGGTGTAGCTAAAGAATGTGCAAGAGATGTTCTTCCCCTTTCAACACCTACTAAACTTTATATGAACGGTACTTTACGCTCTTGGTTGCATTATACTGCGCTAAGATGCGCTAACGGGACTCAACTTGAACATCAATTGATTGCAACTGGCGTTAAACAGTTACTTATGGAACAGTTTCCTACTGTATCAGAGGCAATGTGGTCGTAAAAAAATGACAAAAATGTCTCAGCACTACTTTTATATTAGTAATGCTGATAAAACCCCCATAGGGTCATAAAATATACTGATCACAGCCCGCTCGCTTCGCTCGCTCCCACTAATACGGATTCGTACTGTGCAATAATGTGCAATCATTTATCGCATGCAGCGGAGCGAGCGCGTAGCGCGAGCGGATTAATTATTTATGGTACGAATACGTATCGGTATTGAATATTGATAATGATAATGATTCTCAAAACATCTGTGTGCGGATTGCTAAGTAACACGGATGCGTAACGTATACGTAACGGTTACGTGTTAGCGCAGTTAACGAACTGTCTACCAATCCAACACAAAGGTGCTGTGCTGTGCCATACTGTATACATACCACGAGAGACAAAGTATGCGACTCATTGAACAGCAGATGATTGATGCAATCAAGCAAGGTAAAGATTGGCGTAAGGATAACACTGAAGTTATTACAATCAATGACTGCTCATGGGTATATTTGCATCATAATCACATCGCTTCAATTAACAATGATATCGTTGAAGTATATGATGGAGGTTGGCAGACTAACACGACTAAATCACGTCTTAATTCTATCATCAAAGGATTGTGTGATGGGTTCACATGTGGTGTGTATCAACATAAGTTTGAATGGTTTATTACTGATGATAAGTTAGTGCATCAGTTTGAGAACGGTTACACCTTTGCGAGAGTTTGATATGAAACTAAGTAACGTCACATTCACGCTCAACGACAAACCAATGAAGACCTTGTTATGGTGTAACAAAGTGCCAAAGGGTAAGCGTAACAAACCCAGTAAGATTAATGGTATTCAACATCATGAAATAAGCAGCAGCGTAGAACACACGTACTATCAACCATTGTGAACCAATGTTACAACTGTCCACCATCGCTTGACTTCTGCTCCCAACTCTGCCATAATAACAGCATGAACAAAGAACAACTCATCGCCTTAGCTACTAAAAGATATCACGAGCAACTGCAACGTGAGTATAACTACCGTCAAGCCATTCGTGATGGTTCAATCCAACCTTTTGATGCAAAGACTATTGAGTATTGGGACATTGCAGACAAAGACTGAACTGTCCACTACCGCTTGACTTCCTCTACTTCATCTGCTATCATTAATACATGCAAACACTTCCAACTGACTACTCACATCAACAGCTTGTCGATGCATTGTCTGCCGAGTATGAGTTCTTATGTCATGATGACTTTGATCCTGACGTTGACATGTCACAAGCAGAATATGTAGACTATCTTAATACATTGTCTGTTGCTCAACTCATCGCAGAAACAGACACAGATGATAACTATACTCTAGAAGAGTACATGTTTAACCATAGCTGATCATTACACTGAGGATATTTTATCCTCTCTGTAGTGTTCATCACTACATTATCCACCTTATTTCACATACACATGTTCACCTATCAATCATCTTCATTCATCAGCTACATTTTCACAGACGTACTGCGCGGTACTTGTAACGTCATGATGAAGAATGGTTCATACTATCGTTACACCAACGTGTCACGTCGTGCATTGCTTAACCTTGATTACAACCCTTCAATCTCTTTGGGTTTGTGGTTCAATCGCAACTGTGTGAACGCTACACGTACAAACCAAGAGTTCAAGCTTCAGCTTAGCGCTGCTTGATCTAACTAACTAACTAACTATTCATTCACCCAATTAATTATCATGTTTTTCAAGCCTAACACAATCGAGTCTTCTACTGTTCGTAACATTCTTTTGAACCCATCTACCAATCAAGTAATGGTGCAATTCAAGAACAACTCTAAGACTTATCTTTATGATAATGTCAGCGAAGAAGCAATCATTGATGTCTTCTTTGGAGAGATTGTATCATTCGGTAAGTTTGTCAACGCATACTGCAAAGGCAATCTAACTACTGTCGTCGGCTGATTGTCTTTAATCAAACAACACATTCACAACACTATGACAACTATTACTTTGACTGACATGCAACAACGCATAAGCGAGTTGTTTGACATCGACAGCGTGTCTAAAGTTGATACTATTATCCAAGAACTTGAGGGTTACGGTATCGATTCCGAGGAGGATCTAGATGATGCTTACTCTGGATGTTATCGCGACGAGTCAACATTCTGTGAGGACTTGCTATGTGAGTGCTACAGCGAGGCAATCGATGCGATGCCAGTATTCTTACAGACTGCAATCGATTGGGAATTAGTATGGCATCAAACAATGCAATATGATTACTTTGCAATCTATCATGATTGCGAATACTATTTCTTCAATCGTAACTTCTAGTGTTAGTTATTACTAACTCACTAATTAGTTATTATTATTAACTAATCGTAATCCCTCAGTATTACTAATACAAATACTGGGGGAATTTCACATACACAACACATTCATCAAGGACGCAGTTTTAACTAATGCCAACTGAAACTACTATCATCCTAGCTGTTGTCGGCATGTTAGGCTTATTTGCCACGGCAACAGTATTTCAACGTTCCAATCGTATCACCTCACGCTACTACGGTAAGAAGTAATGACTATTACTGAACGAAACCACAAACTACAGGGATTACGTGAGCAAATGTATCACTACAGTCGATTGACTGATTGGTGCCGTGAAGAAATAGTGCGAGTCAATCGTGCATACAAAGAACAAAATTTAGACCTTTATCAAGAGTTATTCAATGACACCTGAGACACGTCCACATGCCCCTACAGCAGGCTTTCAAACGCTGTGGGTACAAAGACAACTAAAGAAGCTAAGAGAGCGTACAGAGGCTCTCAAAGCACAGTATATTAAACCCGACGACATCATTTAACTATGCAAGCTAAATCATTAGACGATGATTACTTCATCAAAAATGCTATTTTATGTTTTCTTCATCACTATCCCAATCATAAATGGACTCCAATCTATGAAGAGTTAGCTAAACGTGACACATTCATCAAGAACGCAGTTCCCGCTAAACCACAAACACGTACCAAATCAAATGCTAAAAAGACAGACGATTAAAACGTGGCGTTACACCACAACAGATGGGCAGGTGCGATGGTTACTTGCACCCGATTCAGAAGTTGCTACATGGGCTGCTGCTGAATTGTCCGGCGGCTCTAAGTACTTAAAAGATGTTTATTTAGACAATGATGAGTGGTAAAAAACCTTACTATCCAAACAATTGGAAAGAGTGGAAAGAAGTTCCTGATGAGTTTCTTTATGCACCAACATATGAAGAGTTCAATGATTGGAAGCTCCATGGTTGGCAATTACCTAGTTCAGTGTTTTGTATCATCAGAGAGACAAAGCCAAATGGTAAGATCAAAGAGTATACATACCAACAACCCAAATCAGCAGAGAAGAAAGTAAGACAACTTTTACAAAAAGGTACAGAGTTTCTTGTTTGCACTGAAGACGTACTACAATTTAACCCACCGAAAAGAACAGATGAGCTTAATTACGATTGAACAGTTTGAAGAATTTAGTGAGGATTATCCTGAACTAGCTCAATGCTACACATTCATCAAGGACGCAGTTACGGAGGACTTATTTGCCGACACCAGCACAGATAGACGAACAGATCCAACTTGAGCGGGATGCTATTTCACAAGGTCTCAAGCGTCTACATAAAAACACTTACGACTTAGAAAACAAATCGTATGCGTCTGCTACTGTTTACGGAGCTGTTTCTATCGATACCTTGCTGCCTCTTGTGGTTGCACGTATTGAAGACACTACCAACAGGATAAAGGAGGGTAAAACAGGTGCATCATTCAAAGAGATACAACAGTATCTTGCTGATGTTGAGCCTTTGGCTGCTGCTGCATTAGCTGTTAAACTAACATTTGATAAAGTCTTTTCGTATAAAGATAAAAGCAATCAAGCAATAAATGTGTGTGATGCTATTGGTCTTGCTGTTGAGCAGGAATGCCAAATGCGTCACTACGAAAAACATGCACCAGGTTTATTACACACACTAAAAGAAAACTACTGGCATCGTTCAATTGGAACACAACAAAAAATAGTTGTAATCCGTACTTTGATGAATCGCTATGAAGTTAAACAATGGAAAACATGGGGCAGAGCTAATCGCATTAAACTTGGAGGCTGGTTACTTGACTGCATCATGCAAAGTAGCGGGTGGTTCACAAAAGACATACAACGAGAAGGCAGAAAAACTGTCCAATACGTTGTACCAACTCCAGAATTTCTTGAGATCAAGGACGCAGTAATGCGTGATGCTGAGTTATTCAGCCCACTTGCATGGCCAATGCTCATTGAACCTAATGACTGGACACATGGAAAATGTGGCGGTTACATCTTAAATGAGGTAATGAAAGGCCATGATATGGTACGCAGGGGCGATCCCTTACGTATACAGGGAGAGAGACCTATTGAGTTCTTGAACCGAATTCAGAAGGTTGCTTACCGTCTAAACCCCTTTATTGTGGGTGTAGCGGAAGAACTAGATAGATTGGAACGAGCTGTCGGTAAGTTTCTCCCTATTATTCATCATGACTTACCTCCTAAACCTGTAGATATAGAAACTAATAAAGAAGCTCGTCATAGTTATAATAGACAAGCTGCTGCAGTTTACAATCTACAAGCTCAAGAGTTTAAGAAGTCATGTAGAACAAGAATGACAATGGAAGCTGTACAAAGATTTAAAGGTAGAGATAAATTCTTTATTCCTTGGTCTTTTGATTACAGAGGTAGAGCTTACCCAATTCCTGCATTCTTAACACCACAAGACACAGACTTTGGAAAAAGTTTATTGTCTTTTGCTGAACCAGCTTACATGACTCCTGAAGCTGAAGACTGGTTAGCCTTTCAAGTAGCTACTACTTATGGTCTAGATAAAGCTACGATGCAAGAAAGATTAGATTGGGTAAAGAATAATACTCATCTTATAACTTGTGTCGCTAGTGATCCTATCTTACACATACACGAATGGGAAGCAGCTGATGAACCATGGCAATTTCTTGCAGCATGTGATGAGTATTATCACTGTGTACTAAAGTGTGATCGTCATTTTACACGTGCTTTAATTGCCACAGACGCCACGTGCAGTGGGTTACAGGTGCTCGCAGGTTTGGCCAGAGATGCGTCAACAGCCAAGCTCGTGAACGTTTTACCTAGCAAAGAACCACAAGATGCTTATAAAGTAGTAGCAGAAACTGCAATGCCTTATTGTCCTGCTTCTATCCGACCTTATTTAGATAGAAAGGTGGTCAAAAGGGTAGTGATGACCGTACCTTACAATGCAAAGCCTTTCAGTAATCGTGGGTACATCAAGGACGCATTATTTGAAAAGGGTATTGAGATTGATAAAGATGACTTAACAAAAACTGTCATTGCTGTTAGAAATGCTATGGATGAGGTCGTACCTGGTCCTATGGCTGTCATGACTTGGATTGAAGAGGAGGTTGCTAAAGCAATCGACTTGGGTAAAACAGAATTAACATGGTCTACACCATCGGGTTTTGTTGTAACTCAAAAACTCATGAAGAAAGAAACAATTCAGATTGAGTTACAGTTACTTGGTCGTTGTCAATTAAAAGTTGCTACACAAGATAGTGACAAGGTTGACAAACAACATCACAAGAATGCAACAGCACCTAACTTAATACATTCACTTGATGCTTCCCTTCTCCATTTCAGCGCATTGGCTTTCAATGCACCGATCGCTCTCATTCATGATTCTGTATTGTGTCGTGCTACCGACATGTCTGCTCTCAGTGCAATTGTACGAGAGACATATATGCACCTCTTTGCCGAACACAATTACTTGCAAGACTTCGCTGACCAAATAGGCGCGGAGACTGACCCACCGATTATTGGAGATCTAGAACCTAGGTCCGTAATTGATTCCACTTATTTTTTCTGTTAAAATGCCACGTACAATCCACAAAACCGAACAGCCTGTAGTCCTTGAAGGTTATCAAGCTGTACTGAAACCAAGCAAGTTTGGTTATTCACTTGCTGCTTTAGTTGATCAATCAATGGTTGATGCACTAGAAGATGATAGAGTTGAGTCCATTAAGTGGGCTGAGTCTAAACTAAAGAATCCTAAGCGTTCTACTCTTAAGCCAGAACCTTGGGAAGAAGTCACTGAAGGACAATACAAAGTTAAGTTTTCTTGGAATGAAGAAACAAAACCACCTGTTGTCGATACTGAAGGGACAGTTATTGCTGATGACAATACACCTATGTATGCTGGTAGTCGCGTTAAGCTTGCGTTCTATCAGAAGCCGTATATCCTCCGTGATGGAGTTACGTATGGCACGAGCCTTAAATTGGTTGGTGTACAACTGGTGTCTCTTAATACAGCAGCAGGTGTAGATACAGGAGACATGTCTACAGAAGATGTAGCAGCACTTTTTGGCAAGACTGAAGGGTTCAAGGCTGGTGAGCCTAATGTAACTCCAGCAGAAACTGAAGAGGATGATGATTTCTAATGGCTTTCCGATCAGGACTCGAAGAACGAGTAGCTGATCTTATGTGTGAGCTGGGTGTTAAGTATGAATATGAATCTACTAAGGTTCCTTATATCATCCAGCATATCTACACTCCTGATTTTCTATTACCTAATGGGATATATTTAGAATGTAAAGGATATTGGGAGCCTGAAGATAGACGTAAGATCAAGAACGTAAAAGAACAACACCCTGAACTTGATTTACGTATGGTCTTCCAAGCACCTTACAATAAAATTAGTAAAGGATCAAAGACGACATACGCTAAATGGTGTGACAAACATAACATACCGTGGACATCATTCCACAATATCCCAATCGACTGGCTCCTCTGAGTTTGTAAGACATGCACCATGTAATAGTTGTGGCTCATCTGATGGTAATAGTATTTATACAGATGGCCATGGCTATTGTTTTGTATGCCATACTTACACTGATGGACAGCAAATAACAACACACATTCACACTAACTCTATTGTGCAGATCAAAGGCTCAGCCGAACGGCTGCAGAAACGCAAGATCAGTCAAAAGACTTGTGAGAAATTTAAAGTGTATCGTGATGGAGACAAGCTAAGGTTTTACTATCACGATCCATCTGGCATTGTAAAAGGTGCTAAGAT